GAAGAACGCGGCGGTCTCCAACCCGACCTTCTTCTGCACCTCCAGCAGCGTGGTGAACTTGAGGCCGTAGCGCGCGATGTTCCGACTCAGGAGGTAGTCGCTGATGAGGTGTTGCGCCGTCACGACCGGGGGCCAGAAGCCATCCGGCTTCCCCTCGGCGTCCTGCTTCTCGTCCCCGCACCCTTCGCGGGCGGTGAGCGTGATGCGGCTGACAATCTCCTCCTGCGTCAGCCCCGGCTCGGGCGGCGCCCACAGGTCGCGGCACCAGCGCGAGGCGATGGCGCACCAGTTGCACGAGCCGATGTGGCGCCCGTCGCGGAGGAAGTACTCGTCGGTCTGCCAGCGGAAGGGGGCGAAGTCCGACCCGTTGTGCGCTACGGTGTCCATCGGCAGTTGGGCCGTGAAGTCGATGGTCTCGGGATGCACCAGCGCATCGGAATCGAGGTACATCGACCACTCATCATCATGCGCGAGGGCGAGGTCGTGGATCTGGAGCTTCTCCAGTTCGATGTCCCACGCTGGGAACCGCCGCTCGGTGATGACGCGGAACTCCGCGCCCATCTTCCGCGCATAGAGGCGCAGGAACGGATAGGTGATGGCCGTGATCTCCGGCGCGTAGTTGCCGATGTTCAGCGTGTACAGCGACTTCCTCATGCCGCCTCCGCCTTTTCAACCCACCACCATCCGCTGTCAAAGCTCGCCACGATCACCGCAGCCCCGAACCGATCCTCGACGGCCCGCCGGACACCCGCTTCCCCGATGTCGTGCCCAGCCATCACGCCATCGGCCCGCAGTTTCGGCCACCACGCCGCGATGTCGTCGCGCACGTCCTCGTACTCGTGCGAGGCGTCAATCCAGACCGCGTCCACCGCGCCATCGTCAAACGTGGCGGCGGCGTCCACCGAGTCCACGGCGAGGAGCCGGAACCGCCCGCCCAACGCCTCCACGAGCGGGGCGAGGTTGACGCGACACGCGGCCTCAAGGGTCGGGAGCGCCAGTTTGGTTAGGAGGTCGGGCGACCCCTTGAATGAGTCCACCGCGACCACCGTAATCGGCTTGGCGGAGTTGACCACCTCCACGCCCAGGTACGCCGCCGAACACCCGAGCCACACTCCCACCTCCACCACCGTCGAGGGACGGTCAGCGGGGAGCCGCGCCACGATGCGGTCGTAGGCCCCGTGGAAGTCGAACCACCCGTCGAGACCTTCGGAGAAGTGGTTCATGCGGCGATGAAGGTGTCGCCCGTGAGCGTGAAGATGACCGTGCGGTCCGCCGCCTTGAGGTACGCCTGGCCGATGCTCCCTGTGGCCGTGCCGGTCAGGTCAGCCTCAGCGAGGCTATAGAGCGTGGGGCGTTCCGTGTTGACCCATGCGGGGTTGTGCCCCGACCCGCTCTTGTCGCTGATGTCGCTCGGCGTGGGGTTGAGGTTCAGATACCAGGGGGTGCGATAGGAACCGGGCGAGGCGATCTCGGCCGCAATGTTCGCCAGCGACAACTGCGCATCGTAAAACTGGAATCCCCGCAAGATGCCGTTATAACACTCGTTCCCGGCCCCGGCATCGAGGTCCCACGGCGCGCCGCCGATCGCGAGGACCGGACCACTCGGATCGGCGGGGGTGGCAACATCGTAGGTGATGACATCCGTTTCCGACGGCCAGTTCCAATAAAACGTGAAGTAGTCCCGCCCCCCGCTCGTGTAGGCGATGGCGACCTGCTGATACCAAGCCAGCATCACCGCGTGGCTCGGGCTCTGGATGTCGGCGCCGGAGGGTGCGGCGATTTCCCAGAACGTAGAGGGGTGGGAGGCCCAATCCGGGTAGGGATGACAGCCGAAGTACCGCTGCGACGTGTCGATATGTCCGTCGCCACCAGGTCCCCAGAAGAACGTGACGTAGTAATAGTTCGTGTCCGCCTGGTTTCGGGGGTAGGCGCGCCAGATGTAGGTCGCCGGCGTGAACGCGAAGGGCGAGGCAAACTCGGCCCGGATTGCCGCCGTGACGCCCGCGCCCCCCGGAAAGTCTAGCCCTGTGGCCATCTAGCGCCTCACTTCCACGCCACGCGGGAGCCGCAGCAATCGCGTGCGGCCCCCGGGACGCGTGAGAGAATAGCGCACACTCCGCATGACACCCCGCCAGTTAGGCGATGGTGACGTTTAGTGTGATGTCGTATGTGTCGTTCTCGTTGATCGTGTACGGCCCGGACGCGTCGATCTCGTACCACAGCAGCCGTGCCGTGCCGCCCCCGGCCACGGTGTAGATGTAGTAGCCGTAGATCGAGCCCGTCCAGCCGCCCGCCCCGCCCGTGAACGTCTGCTTGGCGTAGGAGGCGACATGGTTCGTGACGTCCCAGGTCGCGTCGGTCAGCGTCTTGGCAGCGTATCCGGTCCCGGTCGGGACAGTGATGGCCGCCAGCGCGCTCGCCTCCGACAATCCCGAGGCGTTGGTGAACAGCCCGAGCTTCAGTGTGGCGTCGCGGTCGACGGACGTGGTCTTGAAGACCACCTGCCCCACGACCTGCTTGCCTTCGTGTGTCATGACCCCGGCCATAAGCGTGCCTCTCTCTCTCTCTCTCTACTACGTTAGTGTGCGAGCACTTACCTCAGAGTATAGCCGTCAGCCACCGGAAGGGAAAGCAGTCCAGCGCCTAACGCCAGACGTACGCCCGTCCCGCAGTCTTCCCGGCGCGCGCCAGGCTGGCGCCCGTCCCGGCGTACGGGAAGTCCGGCATCATCGCGCCCGGACCGGAACCCGCCGAGACCCCTGGCGTCGCCACCGAGGCGCCAACAGGGGCGGTGAAGGTCAGGACGACCGGATCCGCGCGCACACCTCGCAGCGGCAGATAGTGGACCTCCAGGACCTCCGGAAGGAAGATGCCCGTCACCGAGTCAGAGGCCACCTCGATCTGCACCTGGATGCTCGTCCCGCGCGCCCAGATCGACGCCTCAACCACGGTCTCCTCGGGGGAGAAGGTCGGGGCGCCGCGCGTGATGGTGATCGTCTGGTCGGAGGCATGACCGGTCGTGTCGTACACCTGGGTTCGCCGCTCGTCGACCCAGACCTTCATGGTCAAGGCGAAGGCGCTGGTCCGCCAGAGCCGGAGCGCCACCCGCCGGAAGTAGCAAAGCCCGTCCTGGCCGGCGGGGGTGAAGCGCTCCGTCTTGAGCGTGCCGGTGTAGACGCCCCCGTCGTCCGCCGTTCCGGTGTCGATGCCGACCCGCCCGACCTTGTAGATCCGGGAGCCACCGCGTTCGCCGATGAAGAGCTGGGCTGGCATCTAGACCTCGTTGCACGGCGTGGCGTCGACCATCTCGTTCGACGCGGTGCTCTCCATCGTAGCGACGAGCGTCACCCCGCCGTCGTAGAGCTCGACCTTCGCCTGGAGCGCCCGGCTAATCCCGCCCGACTTCCGCAGGAACCAGAGGCTGGTGTACGCGCCGGCAGCGAGCGGTACCGCGGTCGCCTTCTCCCCATAGGCCCCGCCATCCTCCTTGATCGAGAGGGTCACCACATCCCCGGTCTTGCCGCCCGTCGCGGTCCAGTCCACCCGCAGGTTGCAGACCATCGGGCAGCTGCCGCCAACCGTGGCCGCGTGGTTCACACCGATCAACGCGGGGAGCGCCCACGCTGCGTCCTCATTCGAGTACTCCGAGGTCGTCTCGCCGGCCTTCTGCGCCGCGAGGCGGTACGTGTACACGATCCCCAGCGTGCCGGAGTTGTCTTCGTACGCGAGGGCGCCGGCCGCCTGCCCGACCATGGTGTCCAGCAGCGCGTAGGCGCCGCTCGACTTCCGGTAGAGGAGGATGTCCGCCCCGTCCTCGTTGTTGGAGAAGGCGAGGTGGATGCCCGCCGCGTCGCCGGTCGCGACGAGTGCGGTCGGCTCCTTGAGCCACGTCTTCGCGGACAGCTCGTTGGAGGGCACGCTACGGACGCTGCTCCGGACGTGGAGCACGCGGAAGTAGTACGTCGTCTTGGAGGCCGGGCAGGTCGTATCGTCAGCCGTCGTGACCCCGGACGCCACAGTGGTCACGAGGGTCCCCGTGCCGGGGGGCGTGAACGTGGTTGTGTGGCGATACACCTCGGTCGTCGTCCCCGGGGCCGTATCGCCGTTCGTCCAGACGAGACGGACGGTCGTATCGGACAGCGCGGTCGCGCTGACGAGCGTCGGAACGGCCGCCGGCTCCGGGAGCGTCTCCGCGGGGATCAGCGCCATCGCCCCGACTGCGAGGGCGCCGGCGCCATGGGCCAGCCACTGCCCGCGTGCCCAGCGCTTCTCCTTCTTGTCGAAGACGAGGTGGACGACGGACGCCGACTCGTCGCCGGCGCCTTCCGCCGGCACGGTGAAGTACACCAACCCATCGTCGGGGGAGTACGCCGCCTCGACCTCGCGCGAGTACGGGAGGCTCAAGATCAGGCCCCGGATGTCCCCACCAATATCCGTGGGCGGGTTCTGACCGTCCACAACATGCGGTCCCCGGTCGGACCAGAAGAAACAGAGGCCGTCCTCCGTCCAACACGCCGCCTTGGCACCGACCGCGCCGACGTTGCCGGAGAGAAACTTGATGGCCCACGACTCCGAGTCATAGCCGTAGAGCGCGTAGGTCTCCCGGCGCTTGAAGAGGATCAGGGAGCCGCCGGCGTAGCCGTACGCGGTGTAAGGGTCCCCACGCTTCCCGACGGGACGCTGGTCGACGCTCCACCACTCCCGCTCGGTGTTGAAGGTCGTGTCGGGCTCCGTCTCGGCGATCAGGCCAGGCCGGGAGAACCGGAGGATCTCCGGGCGGTCCGGATTCAGGCCGTCGTAATAGCCGGTGCCCCAGAGATGGTACTGATAGGGAAAGACCATCCCGAAGCGGAGCGCCTCTTCGGTGTTGTCATCGTCAAGATCCTGCACCACGGGCACGATGGCAGTGCCGTTCCAGTACACCGTATTGAGCTGCAGATCCGCGTCCGAGAAGTACAGCCGGTCGACACTGACGGCCGCCGAGCCGCCCTGCGCGGCGCAGATCGTCACGTGGGGTTTGACGGACACCGACGACCAGATGCTGGCGATGGGCTGCACCGGCGAGGTGCCGGAGACTGGCGTCCCGTTGGTGTTGAGCTTGTAGAGATAGACCTTGTGGATGCTGCCGTGCCGCCACGCAGCGACATACAAGAAGCCGAGATGGAAGCAGAGCCCTAGCACCTCGTCGACCGCCGCACCGCTCCCACCTTCGTCCGCAATCAGGGAGTACAGTTGTGCGGTTTCGACAAGGGGTGCGCGGAGGGCGAACCGCCCCCGGAGCGGCACCATGTTGGAGAGGGTGGTAAGGTCGGAGGGCTCCGGAGAGGCCTTGGAGTCCTGGAGTCCTCCCACGAGAGCCACCGTCGCAACCTGAAGCTCCGCCATAGGTTACTTCCCTGTGAGCGGGATAGCCGGGACGCTCGGCAGGGGGCGCCGGACCCCGTGGCCGTAGGACAGCACCGCCTCGGCGAAGGTCTGGATGAGCCCCTTCAGTTCCGCGTCGAACACCGCGGCTTCCTCCACCCGATGGTCCCGCACACAGAACATCTTCGCCAGAGGCAGGACGAGAAGGTCCCGCCACTCGTCGGGGAGGGAGATCGTCGAGGCGACCGTGGTCGGGGCCGTCGGCAGCTGGGAGTACCAGACCGTCACGACCGTGACCATGTTGGAGTTCCCTGTCCCCAGCTCCGTCTCGTGCGGGACGATCTTGCGCCCGCGCACGTAGGCGCGCGGGGCGAGATCCAGTCCCGGCCAGCGCATGTCGACCAGGTTGATCTTCGTCCCCGCCACGACACCGGAGACCGTGCCGACGATGGTCTTGGCGTAGGCGCGCGAGACGGCCGCGACGTCGCCGGGGGCCGCATCGAGGCTCCAGGAGGCCGTGTAGGAGGCGCGTGTCGCCGTGTCGCCTGAGGTGCCGAAGTACTCCGGATCGAGGCGCGCCGCGGTGATGTAGGCCTTCTTCTCCTCGTTAGCGAGGAGCGCCAGGGCGGCGGGGACGTTGACGAGCTGGACGTCGCTGAGCGAGGAGCGCTCCAGCGCGTAGTCGATGCAGTTCTGGGCGGTGGTGCTCATGCTTAGACTCCCGCGCGCTTGGAGGCGAGTAGCAGAATCTCCGCTCGGGCGGCCTGCCGCGCTGCGGCGACCTGCTGCAGCTTCTCCGGCGGGACGCCGGACGACGAGAGGAGGATAGCCAAGACCAGAGACCACAGCAAGTAGGGCTGGGCCTCATCGGGGCAGATCAGCGTCTGGGAGAGCGCCGTCACGGTCGGCGGTTCGGGGATGTAGCGGTACGTGATGTACTCCCCGTTCAGGAACCAGCCGCGGGCGTCGGCGCCGGCCCACCGCAGCGCCAGGGGGTCGGCAGGGTAGAACGTCGCACCCCGCACGAGACCGGCCGGGTTGCTCTGCGGACGGTCCATCTCGGTCTCGGGGATCATCCGGATGGGGTGCGCGACCCCCTCCACGTCGATCAACCGGAACTCGGTGTAGGCCTTGGCGGGCTGCAACGTGTACCCGCAGGAGTTCATGTCAGCCATGGACTACCTCTCTAGCGAAAGAGTGCTGAGACCGCCGCCGTTCGCCCACGTCGTGGAGTGCCCACCAGTCACGGTGAGGTCCGCCCACCACGCCACCCGCCCGCCGGCCAGGTCGAGGTACTTCGGCGTCACCGAGAGGACCGCCGCGGGGAGGACGCCGTCCCACTCGGTCCACCCGCCGCCGAACTCCCCCGCGTGGTGCTGGGAGGGCTCCAGGGCGAGCTGCACCGTCTGCCCGACCGTGACGACGCCCGAGAACGGCAGGGTCGCCGTCGTGCCGTCCAGGTCCGTAACGGTGACGAACCGCACGTGCGGCAGATCCGCCGCGGACGGCGCGTCGATCAGGGTGTAGGTGAAAGATGTCGCCGTGGGGAGGGCGGTGACAGTGGCGAAGCCGAAGAAGGTGCGCACGCCGCCGCCCGCCGGCTCCCAGAAGGGCAGGATCCGCCGGCAGCCCCGGCACTCGAAGCCCAGGCGCTGCGCCACCCCGGCAGGCCAGGGGACAGCGCCGTAGGTGTAGACCACGCTGGCGTGGGGCTCGCGCGCCGTCAAGATCGCGGTGGTCGCGGTGAGCGCCTGAAGGGCGACGACAACGCCGTCCGAGCCGTCCACCAGATCCGCGCAGCCCATCACACCCGCCGGCCCCGGCATGAAGGTCGTCCCAACCCCGGCGGAGACGCCGGGCGCCGCGCTCGACGCCACGGCACCGGCGAGCGAGAGCGTGAGCTCGACCGTGATCACCTGGGGATCCCCGTCGTTCTCCGCGGAGTCGACCGTCACGGCCCCGTGGTAGACGCCGGCGGTCAGGGCCCCGGGGTCGCAGACAATGGACACGCTGGTCGGGGCGGCCGTCGCGGCCAAGGTCGGAGTGATCCATCCGTCCCCGTCGGTGTACGACGCCACCGCCGTCAGGTTGCCGAGGGGGAATCCTGCCGGCACCTGGGTGATGTCGATCGCCTGCGCCGCCGTGGGGACCCCATTGACCAGGGCCGCGAACGTCAGGTGGTCGTGCGCAACGAGGGCCGCCAACTGGATGGTGGCAAACTTCGTGAAGACGGTACTGCCCCCCACGGCGGTGCCCCACAACCCCACATAGGTGTGCCCGTTCCCGATGAAGGTCGGGGAGAGGGTCTTGGTGGTCAGGAAGGTGTAGCTCGAGCCGTCCACCGCCCCAATGTAGAAATGCACGCTCGCGCCCACGAAGTGCAGCAGCATCCGCTTGGCGGTATCGCGGACCCACGCATAGCCCGTGGCAATCGTGCCACTCCCGTGGTTCGTGACCCCCGCCATGTGCGCCCACACGAGATTGCACGTCGTGGCCCCATCGTTATCCACGATGAACCGCACAAAGTCCACCCCATTACTCGAAGCGCGACCGACCACCCCCGGCTTGGGAGTTCCCGCGTACCCCGAGGTGCGCGTGATGTCGGCATAGACGATGTAACTGTCGTCAATGCCCGCATTGATGTAGGCTTCATCCGCGTTCCCACTACAACACCCCAGAGTGAGGACGTTCCCCGTGATACTGTAGTTGGCCAGTGTCCCCGCCCATGCTGATCCACCGGGACACGTATCGGGCGCGTGATCGTGGAGATGCGTGCCGTTGCTCGCATCGAAGTTGTCGAGGATCAGATCGTCTTCGACCGAACTGCTGACGTAGATCGTCCCATTCAACGGCCCACCCGAGACGACGACCGTGCCGCTACTCCCGGCCCCACAGCCCACCGTCACATCCACGTAGCTGTTGGCGGACTCGGGGTTCTCGCCGAGGAGGCCGTTGTACGCCCCCCAGCTGGGGGTATAGGTCGCGGGCGCGTGGGAGGCGGTGGCGTCCCCGGTCGGGGTGACGACCGTGGTGATGGGGACCGGAGCCGTGTACGCGGGACCGAACCCCTCCGCGTACAAGCTGAAGCGCACGACCTTGGTCTCCGCCCCGTGCACGACGACGTAAGCGACCGAGGGGCTGGTGAAGGTCGTGCGATCTGCCATGCGCTACCCTTCGACCACGGCGATCGTCTGGGGGAGGTTGACGCGCTCGGGCGCCGTCAGCTGGAAGAGGCCGGCGACTTCCTTGTCGGCCTGCGTCAGCTCACGGAGCAGGACGCCGGGGGCGACGGAGGCCTCGGTGGCATAGGGGAACGCCAGCAGCTCGGCGGCGGTCAGGATGTCAGCGGCGATGAGGGCCATGGAGATCTCCGAACTCTAGGACGTACTGCCGCCAGGAGTTCTTGGTCGTCCACAGATCCTTGTGGACATTGGTGAAGTGCATCGCCATCACCCCCGCCGAGGCGAAGGGCTTGGGCGGGTCACAGGCGGTGCACGAGTAGCGGCGCATCCCGACACCGTCGACCGTCGGGGTGAGCGGAGCAATGACGGGCTGGGGCGTCAGCCGCACCTCAGGTTGCTCGACCATCTGGATGCGGCCGGCAGCGTCTTTGAGGCGATAGTAGAGGGGCATAACTACCTCAGCCCCTGGGCATCGCGCCATCCGGCGCCGGTGCGCGTCGCGGGGTTCATGGAGAGGGTGAGCTTCTGGAAGTTGCGCCAGTACTCCGCCACGCCGCCCGCGACCGCACGGAAGCGGCGCTTCTGCGCGATCTCCCGCTGGAGCTCCGGCTCCTGGATCGCCTTCTCGAAGTGCTGCTTGTCTTTGAAGGTGTCGGCCCAGTCCAGCAGCTGGAAGATGCGGGTGTCGAGCGGCTCGAAGCCGACGTCGCGCCCGGCCGCGTCGCGCGCGCACCAGGTGAAGATCAGCACCCCCTCGCGGCCGGAATCGTCCGGCAGGCGTTTCATCAGCTTCTTGGTGAACTGGTTACGGGCGAGGGGGTGCGGGGAGTCGTACACCGGGATGGCGAAGATCTGCCAGCGGGCGAGCTGAGGGTTCCACGCGGGAGCGACGCGCGTGGGGCCGCCGCGAGACGCGTTGAAGTTGTCGAGGTCGCGGAGGAAGTCTTCGGGAGCTTCTTGACGGATCATCGGTTCCTTCCTAAGAAATAGGGTTCAGGGCTGGAGGTGCGGACACCAAAGGCGTCTTCGATAGCGTTGCTCACTGATTCCCGCTTGAGCGCCTTCCAGGACCCGAGGCGCCGACGCTCCTCCGAGGGGAGGGCGGCATAGGCGTTCTGCCACCCGACGTCGGAACCGCCGATGTCGAGACGGGGGAGATCCGGTGAGCGCGGTGCGGCGCGTGTCGTCTGCCCAAGGTCAGCGCCACGCGGCTCATGCGGGAGCTGCGCGCGGTCGATCGCTCCGGAGCGCACGTCGCCGAGGAAGTCCGCGACGATGTCCATATCCCGTGACGCCGCCTTGTCCCCATGCGTCTCAGGCGGAAGCATGTTCCGGATGCGGTTCGAGGGCGGGAGGGCCTGATCGCCAAGAGGCCGTCCCCGACGACGTCCCATCCTACGCCTTGAGGGCCGCACTGGACCGAAGAGCTTGTCTTCCCACATATCGCCCAGGAAGTTCAGGTCCCCATGCGTCGAGATCCCCGGGATGTCGCCAGGGAGCCAGCCGCCAGGGCCGTGCGGATCGTCGTGGAGACCACCCCCGCCCCCGCCCCCGCCCTCAAACCAGTCGGGCGGCCTGGGGGGCGGGGCGTCCGGCGGGGGCGGTGGGGGCGGCTCCGGCGGCTCATCGGGTCGCACGCGACGGATCCGCCGGATGCGGCCGTCCGGCCCCAGTTCGCGCACCACCTGGCTGGGCGACGTGAACGTGATGTCCCGCCGAGGAAGCCCTGTCAGCTTCGACAGTTCCGTGCGCAGGTCTGCCGGGCCACCAGCCCGAATAGTCCGCTTCAGCTTCTCCTCGGCATAGCCGGCGATCAACGCATCGGGCGTGGGCTCGCCGGGTGTGCGCGCCAGATCATCGAGGAAGCGGCGCTGTCCGGGGGTCAGATGCTCAGGGTTGACAGGCGGGACGGGCGCTGAAGGGGGCCGGAGCCGGCGCGTCTGCACGTCCACCCACTCCGCGAAGACGTCCCGGCCGTACGCCTGGGCGCCCTTGGGGAGCGCGCCGAAGGCCTCGTCGATCGCGGTGCCCGTGCGCGCGGCCCGGAGGGCGCCTTGCGTGAAGGCGTTCATGTTCGCGTGGGCCGCCCGCCCGCCCACCGTCCGGTAGGGGCCGACGACGTCGAGGGCGGTGCCGGCCGCCTTCCCGGCCGCCCAGGGGAGCGCGACGTAGGTGGCGAGTTCCGCGCTGGGGGCCACCCAGCGGCCCTCAGGGGTCTGGGGCTCCCCCCACTGCGCCTGGAGGACCGCGCGGGCCCTGGCGAGGCGCCCAGCGACCGCCTGACCGATCCTGGTGCGGCTGGCCAACCCGGCAAGCGCTGCCAGCCCGCGCACCTGGGGAAGGGGCACCGCGGCACCCCCCGTCTCCAAGACGGGCAGGATGTCGCTCGGGAAGCCGATCGTCCCGATGATGCCCTGCTCCACACCCCGGTTCGCCTGACGCCAGATGTCCGCGGCGGTCGCGGCGGTGGAGGCACGCGGGGCGCGACGTTGGAGGTCGACGGAGGAGGCGTCCTGCACGGCCGCGACGCCGTGGACGGCTTGACGGCGCAGGTCCTCGAAGACCGCGTCGTGCGGGTCGGCCGGCGAGGGCGGCAAGGGCACAGGCGGTCGGGGCTGGCCGTACGTGGCGCGCAGACGATCGGTGAGCGTCCCGGTCCCTTCGCCGAGCAGGCGTGACCCGACACCCGCGGCGATCAGCCTCGCGATCGCCGCCGCTGGGTTGAGCACCATGCCGCCGATGCCGAGCGCGACGCCGGTCACGGCGCCGGCTTTCTCCGCAGGGGTCCGTGACCGATGGAGCGACTGCAGAGGACGGGGTCCGGTCATCGCATCTCCTCCTGTGCCCCAAACATAGCCGCGCCGACCGAACAAGGCCAGCGCGGCATGTGCCTGCATCGTGTGGCGCAGCTACTGACCGAGGAAGGCCTGTTCGATCGGCGGTGCGCCGCCACCACCCTGCTGCTGCGACTGCATCATCGCCAACTCTTCCGGCGAAGGCCCCTGCGGCGGCGGCGGCTGGGGCGATCCCCCGCCCTGCCCGACGAGCGCCGCGACCAGTTGGAGGAGTTGGCCGGCCGAGATTTGGCCGGACCGGAGTTGGAGGAGAAGATCCTGCAGACTCTCCGCCGCTTCCGCGGCGGGCGCGCCCTCGGCCGGGGTGGCGATCGCCCCGGCCTGGGGGATGCCCTGCGCCTGTTGGGCGAGGGCGGCGAGCTGCGCGAGTTGCGCGTTGCCCGGCATCGCGCGGCCTACAGGTTGATCGTCGAGAGCGCCGGAACCGGGAAGAACTCCAGCGTCTTGATGATCGCGTTGCCCGGCGTGAGGTCGTCGGTGTTCGCGTCGAAGCCCGAGGTGCCGGTGACCATCTTGAGCCAGCACAGCGGAATGAGGTTCGCCCCGACCGCCGGAAGGACGCACGTCCCGATGGTCTGGTCCGCGGCCTTGACGATGGTCTTGGTCGTGCCGTCCGCAGCGACGAGGAGGACGAACCACCCCTCCTTGCTCGCCGCCTGGTCGCCGGCCGTGTGGGAGAAGGCCGTCTCGGCGGCCGTGATGGCCGTCAGGACCCCCTTCACGCTCATGACGCCGGCGGTGTTCTTCCACGTCTTGAGATCGGACGTGCCCCGCGAATACACGGGGGAGGTGGTGACCCAGCCCGGCGGCACCATCGCCGCGAGCGTGATGACGAGCCCGTTGTACGCGTCGCGGAGGGCACGGACCTCGGACTTCCAGCCCGCCTCCGACCGCTTCGAGACCCGGGTGATCAGTTTGTTCAGGAGCGTGGCCATGATCGAACTCCCTTCATAGAAGTCCCTGCGTCAACGCAGGAGCCTGCCTTCTTGCGGCCCGATGCCGGAAGAAGGGAGTGGGTGGAGGGGGCCGAAGCCCCCTCCGGAGACGTCGACTACTCGGCGAGCGAGTAGATGTAGCCGTTCGCCGCGGGCAACAGGCACGCGGTGTTCCGGTACGTCCGCAGCACGGCGCGGTACGTGTCGGAGGTCAGGAGGAAGTTCAGCACGGAGCCGCCGTTCCCCTCGATCCACTCCACGTCCTTGTCGATCGCGTGGTACCAGGTGTCGGTCGAGATGAAGCCGATGTGCTGGGGCGGGAAGAACCGCTCCGCCAGGACCGGCACGTCGTCGTACATGACCGAGTTCTCGCGCAGCCCGCCCGTGATGACCATGGGCATGTACCGGATCTGCGGCGCGAACAGGTTGTAGATGTTCCGGCGCTGCTTGTAGTTCGCGACGATGTAGTTCGGGGTCTTGCCTGAGACCTCCATGATCGCGTCCATCTCGTCCCGCAGCATGTCCGGATCGAGCGCGGTCAGCGTTCCGGCGCCGGCCGACGCGTCGGTGATGACGCCCTGCCACTCGGGAAGGCCCGAGCGGGTGATGTTGAGGTACGTCCCCGCCGTGCTGACCGCGTGGAAGAAGCCGGTCGGCTCGTAGGTCGCCTCGCCCGCGAGGACGCGAGAGCCAGCGCGCACGATGTCGTACGTGTTGGCGGGGGTGCCCGTCTCGGCCGGCGCGAAGGTGACCGTGGTGAGACCGGTCGACGCGGTGTGAACGAGCGCCGAGATGGCCGAGTTGGTGACGTGCAGGCCCCACGTCGTGGTCGGGGCCCGGATGTCGATGGGCATGCCGACCCGGAGGATGTTCTTCACGGGCACGTCGCCGACGTAGGTCGTGAGGCCGAACGGCGAGTGCGCGTAGACGGAGGTGGTGCCGATCCGGCTGGAGACGAGGCCGATGATGCCCAGCGACGCGCTGAGGATCATGCGGGCCATGTCGAGCCGCACGCCGGTCGTGGTGTTCTCCAGCTGGAGGGCGAGGGCATCCTCGAAGGAGCCCGCGCGATCCCGCGTGGCCGACATGGTCGGTCCGGAGATGTCGAAGGTGGCGTACACGTACTTCGCGGTCACCTCGGCCAGCGACGGGGCGGCGACCTGCGAGTCGCCGAATGTGCCACGATCCGCGCGAGCATAGATGCCCTCGTTGACGCCGAACTGGACGGGAAAGATGCCCTTGCGGCCCGAGAGGGTCAGGGTCTGGGTGATCTTCTCCGCCATCGGCGTCGCGGTGTTCATGACCTTCTGGATCTCGTCCAGGATCGGACGGTCCTTCAGGATCTTGTCGAGCTGACTGAGGTCAGCATAGGAAGCAGCCATCAGAGACTCCTAGAGGGAAACCCTCTGGTAGTGCAAGAGTTATGGTCACGGGCACGTCGGGTTTCCGGTCGAGCTGTTCCCGCCACATCCGTTGCTGGCGTACTAGGAGAGTAGAAGTACGGAAGGCGGAGTGCAAGGGCTCCAAGTGCAAGAGCCGCCCGGACATCGAGCGGCTCTCGTCCCACGCACGCGCGCGCGCCTAGCGGTTCTGCACCGCGGCGATCACGCGGGCGTTGGCCTCCCGGATGAGGGCGCGGAAGACGCTGCCGCCCCCCTCGCGCGCCTGGACGGGCGCGGCCGGGGGCGTCCCGGACGGCGCGGCGGTGGACGCGACCGGCGCACCAGGAGCCGCACCCTGCGCGGTGACCTTGCCGGGCGCGGCGACGGGCGGACGGGCCGCCGGCGTCTGCACGAGCCCCCGGATCCCCGCGATGATGCCTTCCGCCTCGTGCGCCTCGAACTTCCCCTGGTTGGCTTTGATCGCCAGGGCGACGACCTTCTCGCCCATCTCGAAGGGCACCCCGAGCTTGCGGCACGCGACCCGTGTCGCGGTCGTGACCTGCCGGGACTTGGTGAGGATGTCCTGGTCCCGGAGCAGCGCCTCCCGCCGGCCGATGTCGCGGTCGCGGGCGTCGGTCTGCATCTCGCGGATGACGAGGTCCTTGTAGGACTCGTCCCCCTGCATCTGCTGGAAGACCTGGATGACCTTCTCCATCACGTCAGGCTTGGTGATCGCGATGGCGAGGAGCAGCTTCTCAGGCTCCTTCTCCATCCGCTCGCCGAACTCCTGGACCTGCCGCTGCGCGTCGTGCGCGGACAGGCGCTCGTTGAGCTCGGCCTGGGAGAGGTCGATGGCGGACTGGACGAGCCGACCGTACGCGGGCAGGAGCTCCGCCGGGACGGCGCTGCGGTCCACGCCGAGATCGACACCCAGGTCGGTGAGGACCTTCTCGGCCTCGCCGAACTGCTCGTCGGTGAAGCCGTCGAGGACGGGCGGCGCTTCGGCCGGGGGCGCAACGGCCGCGGCCACGGGCGCGAGCGCCGGGGGCGTTTCGAGGGACGGAGGGGTCTCGAGCACCGCGCCGAGGTCCGGGGCGGGCGGAGGCGTGCGGCCTGGCATCCCGGCCGCCATGAGTGCGGCGAGTCGCGCCGCGCTGTCGTGGGCGGACGCATCGGAGCCGTCGCCGACGAGGGAGTCGAGCTGGGGAGCAGTCATCTACGTATCTCCAGACTTCGCGGAGGTGGGTTTCGCCTCGTCCGTCCCGGTGAGGACGCCGACGAGGGCCTGCACAAGCGCCTTGCCGAGCTCCTCGCGCGTCTTCCCGGCCGACTCGGTCGTCGCCCGGATCTCGCGGAGAGCCTTCTCCTGATCCTGCATCGCCTTCTGCTGGTCGTCCTGCGCCTGCTTGGCCTTCTGCTCGTGCTGGCCGATGTGCTGCTTCATCGCCTCCTGCCCCGGCGGCGGCCACCCACGGAAGCTCACCGACTTGACCTCCTTGTAGTGCTCGGCGAGGTGGGCGGAATCCTCCTGCCACGGAAGCACCTGGGGCGCCTGCTGGGGGTCCTGAAGCGCGCGGAAGACGTAGTTCTCGTTGCGCGCCTCGGTGACGTCCGGATCCAGGGTCTGAAAGCCCCGCTCCAGCCCCGAGGCGTCCATCGCCGCGTCCACGCGCTCGCGGTCGAGCTGACCGTCCGGGGAGGTGAAGAGCATCTGCCCCGCCGGCGTGCCGAGGAGCGCAATGACGGCGTCGCGGGTCGACTGCTGATTCCAGGTGTAGAGGCTCGTCTCGTCGATGTGGATGGCGGCCTTGAGATCCTGGAGCTCCGACCCCAGGAACTCGCGCCACTGGTAGACGCGGTCGGCGCCGACCAGGGCGATGGTCCGGGGCTCGGTATAGAACTTCGCGACGTAGTCGAGGAGGATGTACGCGAGCTCCTTCCAGGACTCCGTGGAGTTCAGGACGGCCAGGGCGATGTCGTCGCCGTCGTTGAGCTGATGGAGCGGCTGACGGAACCGCTGGGTCGTGTCGCCGGGCGCCGGCTCCTTCTGATTGCGGAAGCTGCGCAGGCCGATGGTCTGGAGGGCCTGGAAGGCCTCCTGGCGCAGCTGCTCGAACGCCGCGGGCGGCTGGGGCATCTGGTCGTAGGACGGCGCGGCCCCCGCGGCGAAGGTGATCTCCTGCCCGGGCTCCTCGTCGAAATCCCCCTTCTTGATCCCGCCACCTGCGACGAGCAGGCGCTTGGGGGTGATCTTGTTCTGCCACTCCAAGGTCTTCTTCAGGGACTTGGAGTAGAGCTTGTTGGCGTTCCGGACGTCGAACAGCGTCGACACGCCGAAGGTCGGATGCCCCGGCAGCGGGATCCACCGGAACGACACGACGGGGATATGGCGCGCCGGCAGGGGCAGCGGCTTGGCGAGCAGCTGCGTCCCCGAACAGACCCACCACAGCCCCTGGGGGTTGCGGTAGGACCGAGGCAGGTAGTGCTCGATGACGAGCGCCCGGTCTTCATCGACGAGGGTCGTCGAGCCGGTGGAGGAGAGCTGCAGGAGGTCCGTGGAGATGGCCGCGTGCGCCTTCTGGTAAGCCAGCGTCTTGGCGATCGGCTCCCCGAGCCGCGCCTCCGCCTCGTCGTAGGAGACCAGCGTGCCGACCATCTTGCCGTGCCGGAGGTCGAAGGGCAGCCGCACCAGCTGCGGCGAGATGACGTCGAGGCCGATCTCCCCGGCGTCCATCATCAGGGGCTGCGCCATCGACGGGTCGGGCTGGAGCGTCTCCGGGTTGATGGGGATCAGCTGCATCTGCCCCGTCTGCGGGTCCTGCTGGGGCATCGCGAGCGGCAGGAGGTCACCGGTGTCGGCGTTCCAGTAGACCCGCACCGCCGCATTGCCGGTCGCCAGGAGCCACGAGCCGAGGTCCGCCTTGATGGGCGCGATGCGGGTGTCGTGGAGGTGGGCGAGCACCGTGTCGGCGAGCTCGGCCTTGGCGATCTTCGCCGGCTCGGCGCCGTCCGGCCAGGCGGAGAAGCGCAGCTTCGTCTGCATCCACTGCCGCAGGTAGTCCGCGTAGAGCGCCCCGGTGAAGTTGATGATGGGGAACTCCTCCCAGCGGGGGATGGCGGCCTGGTCGAGGGTCTGGAGGGTCTTCCAGTGCTCGGAGCGGATGAAGTCGATCGTCATCCGCCAGCGCTCGACCCAGTGGCGGTAGAACCCGTCCAGCGCCCCCCACACCTGGTTGGTGAAGACGGCGTACGCCTGCGGGTCGTCGGAGGCTACAGGAAGTCGGGCCATGGGTCAGTCCTCGCGTACAGTCGGACGCACGAGTTCAGGAGGCGTGGGCGGCTCGGCGCCCATGAACCCCGCATAGCGCATGCGGGCGATCGTCGTCATCAAGGGACGGGCGACAAGGAAGTGATCGAGCAGGACGCCCAGTCCCAGCCCGATGGCGGCACCAGCGATCCAGTCCATTCAGTCCTCCCGCCGTCGGCGGTCCCAGGAATCGGCGCGTTCGATGACACTCCAAGTTATCCGATCGGCCAGGGAGAGTCCATCCTTCCACGTTTCCACGACGGGGGCCGCGACACCGCTGTGCTGGATGGTGCAGCCATAGCTGAGGCAGTCGCAGCAGTCGGCGCCATCGGCGGTATCCTTGTCAGGCTTCCCGGACTTCCCCCAGGTCAGGTGCTGCATCTCCCAGAGCAGCCGGGAGGCGACGAAGTCCTTGCCGTCCGGCAGCGACCAGGTGGAGCAGAGGGTGTTGAAGAACAGCAGCCGCGGGGCGCCGTAGAGCGGCGCATCCGCGGCGGAGTGCCGGTACACCCGCTGCTCGTTGGGCTCCAGCATCGAGTGGACCCGCAGCACCATCGCGTCGATCTTCTTCGGGAAGGGCAGCGGGATCGCGGCGATGGAGGCGCCGATCCGCTGGAAGTGCCAGTTGAGCTCCGCCGTGTCCTGGGGGTTCGCCGAGTCGACGTAGGCCGGGACGGCGCGGTCTTTCTTCCCCACGATGGCTGCGAGGCGCTCCGCGCGGTGTGCGAGGCTCTCGTCCTGGGAGAAGTACTCGTCCGTGACGTAGTAGGTCCCGGTCGGGTCGGCGGCGAAGTAGAGGCTGGCGAAGCGGTGGTACTGGGGGTCGATGAGCAGCCAGCGCGCGTAGCCGTCCGGCACCTCGAAGGGCGGGATGAGGTGGGTCTCCGGCGCGAAGGTGTAGACGCGGCCGCTCCGGGTGATGAACTCGCCGTAGAGCCGCGAGGCGCGCGTGGCCGGGTCGGGCCAGCGCTCCTCGGCGTCCCGGATGTCCTGGTCGGAGAACCAGGGCACCAGCGAGTGGCCGTCGCGATCCGCGGTGGGGAAGTGGACGACGTCGATGCCGGGCTTGTCGCCCTGCGTCCAGGGGATGTAGTAGCCGTCCCGGACCCACGCGACGGAGACGTCGATGGGGGCGAAGGCCAGCACGATGCGACCATGGCGGTCCATGATGCGGGCCTGGGCCTCGTCGAAGATGTCCTGCTGCGGCGTCTCGTCGAGGACCGCGAGGTCCACGGAGGCGCCCTGGACACGCTTCTGCCGCATGTCGGCGGAGAGGATGTGGAGCTCGGAGTGGTTGCGGTATTCGATGATGCCGTCCCGCCAATAGGCGCGCTTGACCTCGTTCCAGGGGATGAGGCGCATCATGATCGGGCGGATGGCCCGCCGGAACATGGGGAGGGAGGGCATGACGTACCAGACCATCACCGGCGGGTCGGGGAGCTCCGCCCAGACCGGGCGCCCGAGGCAGTAGTACTGCGTCTCCGCGACGGCGGCGTAGGACTTGCCGCTCCGGTTGCCGCCGACGGCGATGGTGAGGGTCTTCCGGCTGCGGTGCAGCGCGATCTGCTTGTCGATAGGATGGTACTGCAGGGAGAGGGGGTCTTCCCGGCGGCGCCGGTCCAACTCCCTCTCCAGTTCCTGCAGGTTGGCGGGTTGGATCACCGCTTAGCGCGGCCCCGGCACGCGCATACCCGCGAGATCCGTGAGCGCAATGGTGTAGTACCCGTACGCGACGCCAGGCGTCGCGAGCGACGCCCCCGGGCCTTTCACGCCCGCCAACCCCGTCCCGGCGGACACGCCAGACCGCGCGACACTCGCGCCGGGACCCAGCGCCCCCGCGAGCCCGATGCCGGCCGAGACACCGGGGGTCGCCGAAGACGCTCCAGGACCGAATCGGTCGGCCATACCGCCGCCTTACTCGGGCAGCGTGTAGGTCAGGGACGTGATGCTGACCGTCGCGCCGTTGGCGAGCGCCGCGGAGTTCAGGACCAGGTCCGCGTCCGCCGTGCCCACGGTCCCCTGCCACACCTTTGTCGTCCCGTCGTTCTTGTAGACCCGGAAGAACGTCGCCGTCCCGGTGTGCGTGCACAGCACGTCGGCCGGCGGGGTGATGGTCAGGACGTTGGTGGTGACGGTCCCGGACGGACTCGCCATCGTGAACGTCGCGAGGACGGTGTTCGCGCCGTCCAGCGCGGTGTCCGCGGTCGCGGGCACCACATCCTCGTAGATGATCAGCTTCCCCTGTGCGCCGAGGTACGCGAGCAGCGCGTCGACCATGTCGTTGCGGGGAAGGGCACAGGTCTTGGTGGCGACGGCCATGGGACTACCCTCTTTCTACCTGAGTGAGTGCGACCTACGCGAGCTCCATGATGTTGACGTCGACGTTCCCGACGGTGGTGTTGTAGAAGTAGAGCAAGTCTCCGACCTGGGCGTCGACGACCCAGTAAGTCTGGCCCGTCAGCGGCATGTCGGTGGCGAGCGCGGTGGCGTTGGTGTGGAACCGGATGTCCTTCGCCCCGGTGCTGGTGTGAAAGCACATCACCCGGCGGGTCTGGGCGTGCTGGACGTGGTAGTGCGTGCTGGACGTCGCGACGGCGACGTGCACGGCCTGGACAAGTTCGCGCAGGCCCGCGAGCGCGAGGATGGCGAGCATCTGCTCGAACTGGGAGGAGGAGAGAGTGCGCACGGTCATGGTCCGGGGGCTCCTTTCGAGTGAATGAGGGCAGCGATGTCCGTGTTGCCGCTCCGGATAGCTGCAATAATAGACTCCAACTCCGGGAGTTGCAAGCCGGCGAACTGCGACTGGCGCAGGCGCGCCGAGAGGCTCTCGGGGGTCTCCTTGATGTCGAGGAGGGCTTTGGCGGCGGAGACCTTGGGGGCGGCCTCGGCGGTCGGGGAGGTGGCGACGGTGAGGAGGGTGACCTGCCCGATGACCACGCCGAGGAGCTTCAGGAAGTCGTGGAGCTCGTCGATCTTCTCGGGGTGGAAGCCCGAGGCGAGCAGGGTGGTGAGGAGCTGGGCGGCGTCCGGGGATGCCGCGGGGGGCAGGATCTCAGGCATGGTCTGTCCTCCGTAGAAGTTCGGAGTGGTTGGGGCCGGCGGAGCCTTGACTTTCCGCTCGGACGGGTTATTGTAGTTGGTGCTGCGGCTGCGTGGGGCCCCATCGCCACAACGCACCGACACCTTCCCGCCCTGCGGGCGGGGTGCTGCGGCGGCCACGCCACAGGTCGCCTAACCCCTGATCGAGGAGGAAGATCGCGTGTTCAACCTCAGTAAGTGCCCTCGATGCGGCTACCGCTTGAACATGCAGCCGCGCGAGGAGGTCCGCAAAGACTATCCCAACGCCTTCCTGCCCTGGACCCCCACCGAGGACCGCACCCTGGCCGACATGGTCGGCGCCGGTGCGTCCCGGCTGGCGATCACCGAGGCGCTGCACCGGCAGCTGGGGTCGATCCTCCGCCGGATGGAGAAGTTGGGGCTGGAGGAGCACCCGAAAGCGGCGGCGGCGGCGGCCGTGGGCGCCGCGGCGCCCGAAACCATCCGCGAGGCCTCCCAACGGGCGGAAGAAGAGGAGATGGCGCGGCTGGGCGTCTTGGCCTAGGATCCAGGCCTCGCGCGCGCGCGCCTGTGGCAGGGGCTGGGGGGTCATCCCTCCGGCCCCTGGTCGCGTTTGGCGAAGAGGTGGCGCAACCAGACCCGGGAGGCGGTATCGTGGTCCTCCTCGAACGCCTCCATCAAGGGCGCGGAGAGCTTCTTGGGGAGATGCTGGATGGCCGAGGCGGTGCGCCAGTAGAGGACGTGCCACAACTCGTGCGCGATGTCGGTTTCGAGGAGCCGGAGATCCGACAGCCGCTCGGGCAGGAGGTCCAACTGGACGAGATGACTCTGCACCACGCAGTTGATGGAGGCGGTGTGCTCGGACGCCACCTCCGTGGTGACCGTGCACTCCCAGCCATTCTGGAGATTGTAGACGTCGGCGTACTTCCGGAGGAGGCGCGCCACCCGCCGGCGGTACCGCTTCGGAAACTTCGGCGCGAAGATGACGAGCATAGGACCCCCGCAGTTGGCCCGGCTGGATTTGCACCAGCGACCTACGCTGTCTCAGCGCGCCGCTCTCCCCCCCTGCGCTCCGGGCCGCCGCTCTCCCCCTACTTCTTCGGCTTCGCGTGCGCGCGCGCCTCGCTCAGCGCGATGGCGATCGCCTGTTTCCGCGACGTGACCGTATGCCCGGAGGACGACCGCAACGTCCCGTGCTTGAACTCGTGGAGGACCTGCTGCGTTTTTCTGGCGTAGGCCTTGTGCACCGCGTCACGCATCGCCATGGGACCCTCCAGGACGGGGAGAGGGGACCCACCCCGCGTGGGCCCCCTCGAATCTACTCCGTCCGCCGTCCCCGCACTATCCCTCTCCTCCACGAAAGCGGGAGCCTCGCGTCGGATGGGACCCGCGTGGGGGGCGCGGCGCAGGGACAGTCCCTCAGGGCGAAGCCCGGCGCGTCATATGCGCCGCGCACTAGGTATGGAACCTAGACGCGGCACGCACAACGCGCCGGATGTCGCGCAACG